ATCATCAGGAGTTTCTATTTCAATTTCGCATGTAATTTTACATCCAACATAAGTTGGATTCTCTCTGAATGATGTTGCTGGTATTTTAGCATTTTGTAGAATCAATTTTACGTCTTTTATTCCTGCAGTTGTTTGAAAAACAACATTCTTAAGACCTTCATCAGTAGAAGCATTGGCCACATTTCTATAACCTCTCTCATCAAAACTACTATATTGACGATTTCCAATTTGAACAACTAAGATATCATCTGCTTCAACTTCAATTCTGTAATCACCGTCAATTGGAAAATCAACGTTTTCCCATACCATTTCCCAAGTTCTACCTTGAAGATTTCTTCCACTCTCTGAAGTTCCATCAGGAAAAAATGGAGAAAGAAGTCGTCCAAGTGTGCTATTTCTGTATGTGGCAATAGAAGGATTTGAAATTACCTGTGCAGTATTTGGGAATACTCCTCCAACCCTTGCCGTCCTTGAAAGTTCTCTGTTTCTAACCTCATATTTAGCCCCATCAATTTCAGTGATTGGTGCAACACTTTCACGATCACCATCCAATCGATAAACTAAATCCCTAGTGCCTCTACTAACTCTTCTTCTACTACCTAATTCAGTGGCTTCCTTAGTAAATCTTTTATTTGATGGGATAAAAATACCGGATGTGCATTTAATCTGCATATCATTATTATCATTTGTAGATCTTACATAATCACCAAAAGCAACATCACTGGGTGTGTTGCTTTCAGGTCCATTTCTACGCCTACCAAAAACATTCGATGTCCCTTGTTCAATTTCATTACTTCCAACGGTATTAAGTATCTTAATAGTTTTTGTAACTTTTCCTTCTTCTCCTTTTTGTTTAAATCTAACGCTTTCTTTTTCACCTCTACCAATTATTAAGGTATTTACAGACTGACCCCTAAAGTCGGGGTCATCATCATAATCAAATTTCAAAGATACATCACCTTGACCCGAAACAATAAGTTCTCTTCCATCATTACTAAACTTAGCACTCACTCCCGGACCAGTTGACACAATTTTTAATTTTGCATTTTCATCAAATCCATTATTAATGTTATCATCAAATAGAAGAGTTTTTCCGTTAGAACTAACTCTTACCCCAGCATCATCAGCCTCACCCTCAAGTCTTATAGGAAGTATGGTTTTTGGATTTATTATCCTAGCTCCAACAAAATTGACTTTATAATCAGTATTGGGTTTTACGTTCTTTCTAACTGTCTCAGTTGTATTACTTCTAGCTACGTTATTAATAGTAAATCCACCATCACCACCAATCTCTGAAAAAACGGCTCTGATTGACATATTATCAATTGATCCCTGACCATATATTTTAAAGTCAATAGGAACTTCTACTGCCTTAGGTGCGTTAACCCAATCTTCAGTATTGAAAACTTTCTTGGTTACTTTATTTCTTCTATCTTGAATACCATTAGTTACAGTAAGATCAATTGTTGCTATACCTTTTTCTAAATAAATTTTATTACTTGTTAAATTTGCTTTCTCTGTTCCAAAACGATCAATTTTATTGACTACCTGAACCGTAGCAGCAGTTACCTGACTATTTTCAGGTTCTTGTATAATATTTGCTGTTGCTTTATTATCTGCAGCGCCTTGAAAACTATAAAAACCTCTATATGGAATCTCGACTTTCCATGTATTACGCCATGATTGACCACTTTTGCCACTGCCTGGTGTTGATAATGGAAGGATTGGAGAGACAGCATAACGATTCATAAATCGACTCCAACTCTTCCTACCATTAGGATACCGATGATTGCAAGGAATCCATAATTCCTCCTCTGGTTTATATCTGGTTGTCCATAATGGATTTGTGGGGCACATTCCCTGTTGAGGTTCTATATTTTGATTTGGAATTGGAGGGAGTGGGGCATGTATTGTCATTGCCACTCCATACGGATTCTCGTACCATGATTTTCTTAAGATAACCTCACCATCCACTTGCGAATAAAGTGTCTTGATATCAATAGCAAGACCCATCGGATTTCCGTCAGTTATCCCTTTTCCTGGAACTTGTTCTAATGCTGCTCTGATAGTGTAATTGCCTTTTTCAATAAACACAGTGTAAGAACTCTTTCCAGTGCTCCTACCAGTATTTCCTCTAAAACCTTTTTTATTAATTTCAATATAATTTCTTCCTCTCTTTTGATTGCCAATCTGTAAATTGACATTATCATCAACTTGAATTTCTACATTATAATTACCAGTGATAGGGAAATTTATATCTTTCCATACTATGTCATGAATACCAGCATAATCATCAGTACTTGATATAGGATCAGAACTTGTTGGTGATCCTAATGCTATATTTGAATTATTACTATTTGGTCTATAGCTCTCTCTAATTGGATTAATGTAGTCTATTTTAAGTGCAGCATTTTTATCCCAACCATTGTTAATGTCATCATCAAATATAATTGTGTTATCCACAGTTTTAAATCCAGATGTCGATGAACCACCGGTAGAAGTAATTTTATATGTTTTACCAGCAGTAAACTCAGCATAACCCTTAATTCTCTCTATTGCTCTTGATACCTTATATCTTTTTAATTTAAGATTTTTACCACTATCATTCTCGATACTTACTTCTCTGGTTGACAATCCAGATGTTATAAAACTATCATCAACATCTAGTAAAAAACCAATTTTAGCTTTACCAGTTCCTTTGACAATCATAAACAATTCACCATTTGGACCACCCTCTCTCCTAAACTTAACAGACGGTTTTACATAGGGTTGTGTTATTGGTTCTGGGTTTACAATATCAGGTCTGGTGGGATCTACCTCCAATGGATTAAAAGGTGTAATTCCATATCTTGAAAAGAAATCACCAAATCGACCAACACCTGGATCCATTCTATACAGAGGTCTTGTTGCTTTGTCGATAAATTCCTTTGTGTTAAAAATATCTTTCCTCTCAAGTTCAACAATTTCTGTGCTAACAGACTCTTCTGTTATAGACTCACCAGATAGTATATCCTCTGTTTGAAATACAAAATCTAAATCGAAGGTATTTCTCCTAGGACCAGTTTGTCTAGGATTACTGGAAGTAAAAACTCCACCTTTGTTAACCCAAATTTGCATATCATCATTATCATTTACAGATCCAATATAATCTCCAAAAACTCTATTAGAACTTCCTACTCCTTCTTTATTTTTAGTCCCATTTTCAACAACACCTTGCTCAATAATAGCCTCAGCACTTTGGGGTATTTTCTTTGAAACCTCAAGGTCCAAGGTAACATCACCCTCTCTTCCTTTAACTTTCCAAGTTTTGTCTGCTATCTTAATCGACCTTACAGCTATTCCCCTATCATTAGGTTTATCATTCCAATTAAGTTTAAGAGTAACTTTTTGATTTCTTTTTGTTGCATTCTTAACGATTAGTTTTCTTCCGTCATCAGAGAACCTGGCATCAACGCCTGGATCTTTTGATATAATTCTAAATCTTGCGTTGGTATCATCACCCTTATTGTCTTTTAATTTTATTATTCTGTTGTTGCCGGTTACATTGATAGGATCATTTGAAGAGTTTAATTCTTTATAGTTAATATTAAAAGTTTCAGTTTTATTATCAATGACATCAGCAGTTGCTGCAAAATCAACAGTGTATTTTGCACCTGGAGTGATAGGTCTCACCACTTCACGAACTTGTCTGTTTGCACCACTATTATCAATTTTAAAACTATCAGAATCATCTGATTGATTTACAAAAAGTGCAGACATTTTTCTATGTCTACCACTACCACGACCCTCTACCTTAAATTTTACGTTGACTTTACCTTGTGGTTGAGTTCCTCCATCTCCAGATACAATTGTAGTGGTAATTTTTTTGTGTATTTCATTAGCTAAATCAATTCTAATTTGATGAATCCCTTTTTTTACATCAACTTTTTTTTTCTTAATAGCATCACTTGACCGTTTAAAAATTTGTCCTGCTTCTCTTCTTGATTTAAGTCTAGGTATATTCATTACCTTTTCTTGATCAAGAAAAAGCATCGATGAATTATCACCATCACTAACTGCATAGAATGTATATTGTCCGTCGTGTGGAAAATATTCATTCCAAATCATTGTATAGGGTATACCAGCTTGATCACTTCCTGCCTGCTGACTGGGTAGAGTAGGACAAATTGCATGATTATTCATAAAACTTCTACTAATTTTTTCAGTAAAAGAAATCTCTTTTCTTCTATTAATTCTATATGTTAATTCAAACGTCCCCCTTCTAAATCTGTTATTTTTATTTTCCTCAATCTCAAAAAGTCTATCTTGATTAGTGATATCACTAGTGTCAAATCTTATTCCGGTTCTTCTACCTGCTTTAAATTTACCTGCATTTGCTAAAACTTGTATATCATCATTATCATTTGCTGATCCAACGACATCGGCAAAAATTACATTACTTGTGCCACCTTGATTTTGACTGGTTCCGTCTTCTTCTGTTCCCATAAAATCATTAGCAAGTCCTTGTTCAATTAATCCATTTCTATCTCTTAATCTCTTTTTTTCATTTGAAGTTACGACATAGGTCGTATTTGCTTTTACTCTGATTACTACTACTTTGTTTTTTCTATCTTTTTTTTCTGGTTCTCTTGTCCACTTGTGTGTAAGACCATCAATTCTAAAAGTGTGTGATCCATCTGTTGCTTCAAATTTAAAAAATATACTTTTATTCTTAACCGTTCCTTGTCCATACACCTCAAACTCAATCTCTTCAAATATATCATCTTTTGATTTATTTCCACCCCATCTCCAGTGCTCTACTTTATAGACAACTCTACCTCTTTGATCTGATTTTTTTATATTTTTACCGATAACTTTTACAGGAACCTCATTTCTTGTTGTCCACCATGCTTTGTTTGGATCAAAGTCCTTAAGAAAATCCAAATATGCCTTAAGATTTCTTTCAAAAGAAGTATCTCTATTAATATCAAGAACTTGACTAGGATTCCAATTTCCAATAACAGTTTGATCAGCTAAAGAATATCTCTGACCCCAGTTACTATCTTCGGGATCAAATTCAAATGGACCTGTAGTAAAATCATATTTTTCAAAATCTTCCTCATCACCGTAATAATTTTCCTCGATTGTTGCTTGGGTTCCGAGAAAAGCAAATGCTCTAACACCTGTTCCCCTTTCACTCTCATCAAAGATACGAACTTGAGGTGGAAATTTATAACCAAATCCACCGTGAGATACATAAATCATGAGAAGTCCACCATCATTGCCGACGATTGGAACTCCGGCAGCACCTACTCCGCCACCCCCTTGTATATCAACTATTATTCTAGGATCTTTCTTGCTTATATTTCTACGAAGATCAGGATTTGATTGATCAGTGATTTTTGGCGCACCATAATCTGATTCATTACGAATAATATTACCAATGGGTGGGTATGGTCTATTCTTTCCACCAGGAATATTTTTTACATTATCAAGTAATCCTGGTACACTATTATCTGCATTATATTCATCATTATCATCTAGTAATCTAGAATCAAATTTAGGTATTATTGTTTGATTCGTTAAATTATTAACTTGGTTAATATTAAGATATTGTACACCTTTTCTGGTTTCTAAAATAAATTGAGTGCCAGGGTTTTGCTCTGCATATTTATTAGCTTGGTAAACACTAAGATTTTGGACATATCCTCTGACAGTTGAGATATATCCAACACGGACTTGATCATTTTTTGAATCAGATCCAGAAAAAATTGTAAGAGTAGCATTATTTTTTCTGTCAGGCTTAGATTCTGGCATCTAATACGTGTTCTACCATTTCATTTGATAATATTTATCACGGTTTTTAATAGTTTTGATTCGCATCTGCCATACCAGATCTATCACCGGATCTTCCTCTCTCTAATTCTGCATTTAATGCAGATTGAACAGCATCATCCTGTAGCGCAATCTCAAGCGCAAGAGTTCTATCTTCCCGAGAAAAATTAACATCAGGTTGAGTCTTTTGCGGTGTTGCAAATGGTATTGGTTGTGGTGGATCAGGAACCTCCCGTCTTCTCTCTGCTCCAGGTCCAACATCAACTCCTTCAGAATTAACATTGCTGGCAGCCGCTGCTCCAATAGCACCGAGACTAGGAAGTTCTGGAGAAATAGTACCCGAACCACCAGTTGCAAGTTGATAAAAATCACTGAGTGCTTTCTTTGGAATAGCTTCTGATGGGAAAACATTCATGATTATATTTGAAAAACTTAACGCAGACCCTAAACTGGATGCAATGTCTGGCATCATATTTAAACCACCGCTCATGCCATCAGTAATTATAGAAGTGCTACTTCCAAAATCACCCATTGTATCTACAAAACCACCTAAACCATCGGATATAAAATTTTGTCCGGCAGTCAATGATGTGGACACTGCATTTATATCTCCCTGGATAGAATCAACAAATCCATTCAAATTTTGTACAACACTTTTACCAGATTCCTCAATTGTATCTTTATTTTTAGATAAAACAGTTGCTGTCAATCCCTCCGCAAAAACCATTTTTGATTTAGGTCTTGTTACAAATTCATCACCACTTTCATTTGCAACTCTTCCAGCTTCTTTTGCCCTTTCATCGGGTTTTAGGGAATCAAAAAGTCCCTGACTAATCTGTTCTGCTAATCCATCAAGCATCCCATTGTATACCCCCAATATCAATGTATTCATATATTCTTTTAGATCACCAAATAGATTTCTTAGATTGGTTGGCAGTGCTGCAACAACCTTACTCATTACAACATTTATTTGTTTTAGTACAAACTCCATTATTTTATCAAAAATAACTTTCATGTATTTTGCCATCTCTCTACCAGCATCTAAAATCGCTTTTTTAATATTGGTAATTGTGCTTGTTACAGCATCGACATAACTTTGAATTGCATTTAAATACTTATCAATTTTTTTAGTTATATTCTCAATAATTGTTTGCATTGCTTTCATGGCAGATCCAACTGGATCATCTGGTGTTGCCATGACAGTTTTTTCATCAAGTAAGTCATCTCTCTTTACATCTCCTGCTGTAATTTGCTGAACGTCTGGATTTTCTCTATATGGAGATCCTGAGGGTGGAGTTGTTGGTTTATTTGCTTGTATTCTTCTACGTTCTATGCCATCAGCGACAGCCTTTAATACATAATCCTCTCTCTCTTGACCTACTAGTCCTCTTCTGTCTGCCTCTGTTCTTGCTAAAGTTGCATCAGCAAACTGCTCTCTGGTACGTGCTCTATCTGATCTAAGGAGAAACACCTGGTCTACTGCTACGTAAATCATTGTCTGGTGGTGTTTCTTTTTCCCCAGTATTAGGGTCTTTTGGTTTTTGTCCGGTTGAATATCCAGAAACGGCAAGCGATCCTGGTTGATTATTAGTTACTCTATTATCACCAATTGTTAATGCATTTTGAGTTTGTGAATTGTTACCAATTATTCCTCTAATTATAGGAATACCCATTGCTTGCCCGTCCAGGAAGTATCCACGCACCATGTTTCCTTGACGGAGGTTTGGTGACTGCAAAGAAGAAGCATTACCACTACCAGCAGTAACTGGATACTCTATTTGTGCCCAGGGCAAGTCTTTAGATGGAATCTCAGTTTCTCCTTGATCATGAAGACCAAGAATTCTTACTTTATACCTTCTTCCCCAACCTTGATTTTCATACTCACTTTCAAACGGAGCAGCAGTAATATTATCTCTCCAAACGGAGTCATCAGCAATCTGGCCTATCCACTCGAAGTTACTAGTTCCTAAAATACCTGAATCAAATAATTCTCCTTGCATATTCAGTCGTCGTACATCCTACATTCATCTGCATCTGGTTCCATCTCACAATAAAGTTCCAGTGCAGTTGGATCATGATGATCTCCTGCTTCTATATCTTTTTTATGATTTTCAACATAGGTTTTTAGTTCATGTAGTTCACCCTCAATATGCCGACGTTGTTGCGGCGAAGTTGTAGGATCTGCAAGAATCTCCTTATCCAATTCAATATGTTTTTCAATACTTTCCATGTGAATTACCTTTTTGTGTGATTTCCTTTTCTTCCAAAAGAATCTCTTATTAAACAGAGTTTTGTTAAAGTTCTTTTAGAGGTTATATAGTGACATAGACTTGCTATAATATATAGTCCCCCAGACTGCCTGTCAACCTCGTCATTCCTTGTGTCACGTTGTGGTGACGGGGCATCAAAGTACACCATATCTCCAGCATGTAATGAAAAATTTCCATCTATCGTAATATTTATTTTCGTTGTAAAGACTTGATTATATCTTGTGAATGATTGATTTTTTATTTCATTGATATCAAAATTTTCTTCAAAAGCTTGATCTAGTTCTCTAGAATAAGTTCCAGTATCAAAAATAGAAAGAGTTGTTCTTCCAAACTCTGGAATGAGAGATTGATTAAATTTTGGTAATGCTTTACCAGCAGTGGTTAATGGTTCTATAATTACTCCTAGACCCTCTACTATACTCATAATTTTTCTTTCAAAAACGAAAGTAAATGGGTTAAATGTAATTGCTCCGGATGAATTTGCTCCCATCTTATTTCTTTCAATAGAATCTGTTACATCTCGGTCAAAAGTCAAAGCCTTTGTATCATAACCAGCTGGTATTCGAGAATTTCTACTAAAACTTTCATTGTAAATTATAGATAATTTTCTAGGATTTTTTTCTTCATCAAATAGAGAATCAATTGATTTAAATATCATTGATTCTGCAGTTTCAAAGAAAAAATATCCGGCAGTTTTTCCCTCACCGCCAGCCGGTACACCTTTCTTTGAAAGTTCATTAATAAGATAGTATGCTTTTCTTCTATATCCAAATTCAGAAAGAGTATTACTAGTCTCTTCAATATCTAAAGTTTTATTTGATCCTAGATATCTTTCATCAGATATCATAGATTTTACGTGATCAGATATCTTTCCATCAAATCTATCGAAAATTGTTAAGTTATCATTCTTTGCAAATGCCTCAGATACTAAGGGTAAAAATACAATAGTTTTATTATTATTGTCAGTGATTGGTTTTGGATTTTTGACAACAAATGTTTGTTTCAACTCATTGTTTATATTATCGATCATTTTTACAGTAAAAAATTCACTCCCAGTGAGAGGTAAACCTTCCATGACAGTTTTGTTATCAATAGAATTACCAGCATCCACAAATGAAAAAGTTGCATGAACACCATCCTGTAAAATGCTTTCATAATATCTTAATTCAATAATTCCTCTAGACACATCAACACTACGACCTGCATCATCTTTGCTTGTGATGACTGCCCCTGCTAAATTTGATGGACCAGATACTTGTCCTTGAACCGCTTCTGTTTTTAATGTCATTTTTATATACCTCTATACATATTTACCCGAATTTATATCGTATGTCATTCCATTTTTCTCTTTCAGTTGGTCTACCTCCAAAAGCATTATCTATAAATGACGATTGATTATCATCAGGAGGAACTGTTGGAGACTGACCACCTCCTACTCCAGCCATAATTATCTGTGGTTCTGGTGGTCTTTCATAATCTGTAAACATCATTAATGAGTCAGTGATTGGTTTACTCATGATTTGAGATGCTGAATTCATTGATTTTAAAAGTTCTGGCATTTGTCCTAAATTTCCACCAATTGCTCCTGATTTATCAATTAGGTTTTGATAAAAATTTGGTATGCTTGCAGGAGGGGGATCACTTTTTTCACGTTGTTCCGGATAATGATAGAAGTTACCTCTACTTGAAAACTTGACATCACCTTGACCCATATACTGATACATTGATGTTCCTTTGAAATCTGTTCTACCTTTCAATTTTATTAGTGCATCAACAATTTTTGCCTGACCTTCGGGTGACATCAATTTTTTGATTAATCCTTCATCATAATATGCCAATCCTTTGAAAACGGCTTCAAATTGTCCTGGTGCTGCACCAACAGCTTGAATATTATTTGGATATCTAGGGTCAGAAACACGATTAAGAACTGCTGCTGCAACTCCATACTCATCATCAGTTCCTCTTTGTGCCTCCCCACTCACGATGAAAGCAAGATCAGCATAATCTTTTTCTGTTAATCCTTTTAACGAACCACCTTCAACCATTGTTAAAGAATTTATTGCATTTTGAGATCCAAGACCTAATCCTGTGCCTCTAGCTCCAGATCTATCAGTGCCTTCAGGTGCTAGATCTGATGATTTGCTTGTTGCACCACCACCTTTAAATATGCCGCCAAAGAAAGACCCTGCCAACATTGGAACTGATACCAATGGATTAAATAAATTTAAGATATTTGGGAACTTTGTTACCTGATCTTTACTATCAATATATCCTCTATCTTTAAGGAAATCTTTTAATCCTAATATTTCAACGATCTTAGTTGCTGCAGAGCGTCTGCCCATCCCCTCTGCAATTTTGATAGGATCAGTCTCAAAGAATTTATTACTAAATTTTTTAAATCCATCGCCAACAAATTTAAGAATAAGACCACCAACATCTAGAGCAGTTTTAAGAGCATTCATAAACTTTTGACCAGCCTCAGCAGGTCCCTTACCCATTATTAAAGAGTACATCATGTCCCCAATAAGGACTCCTATAGTTTCACCAAGTATTGTTCCAATAACTGGAATGGGAATAAATGAACCTAGAACACCACCGAGTGCAGCACCGAATCCTTTGAATAGTGCTTGTCCAATTGGTTCGCCTACGAGTAAAGATGATACTGCAACAACTATTGGACCAAAAATAGGTATTCTGCTAAATCCTTTAGCAATGCCTTTTATCGCTTGAACACCACTTTTTCCAAGTATTTTTAAGGCACCTCTTCCTGAAGCTTGCCCAAGACCACGACGAGTGAGAGAACTTTTTATAGGTCCTCTAGTCTGCCCCGCAAATCTTTGTTTCGCAGCATCTTTTCCAAAGCGACGAGCATATCTCTTTCTTGCTTCCTTACTTGCTCTCCTTGTTCTAGTTTTCTTGTCTGGTCTGACTTTTTCCTTACTTCCTTTAGTTCGTCTAGGATCTTTACCTTTATCTAGTTTATCTTTTTTAGCACCAATACCCTTGCCAACAGCAAAAACACTACCAACAATTACGATTGCATTAAATACACTTGTAAGTGATTTTAATAATTCATTAAATCTTTCTTCTGCCTCCGGTCCACGATTATTTTTTAACCACTCTTTTGAACTATCAATAACATTCTTTCCTGCCAATAAAAATGACCCGAATCCATCAATTGCTCCTATAATTAAATCAATTATCTTTTCTGCTGTATTAGCAATAAACATTAATATATTTCCACCAGGCAAATTAGGTCTTGCCTCTAACAATAATACAAGAAGACGACCCAACAATATATTTTTTAAAAAATTGAAAATTCCAGAAAATAAACCCTTTCCAGGTAAATTTAGTTTCTTTGTATTTCCATCTTTTTTACCAGTTGGATCTACTTTTTCTAATTGTTGTTCTTGATTTTTTCTTCTAGTATCCTCCCTTATTCTCTTAAGGGTTTTTGTTTTTTTCAAATCTGAAGTGTATCTCTTCTTTAGAATTTTATCAATCTTAAGAACTTTAATTTTAATTAATTTTAATGGATCACTCGTTCTTGTTCGTGATTTAGATTCTGTAGTCTTAGTTTCTGGAGTAGCAAAAGTTTCACTAGGAATTAAAGAAACCTTTGGTCTTAATGTTAGAGCACCTTTTTCACCGCTCATCGATTGATTATTGTCTGGTTTTTTCTGCTCTACAGGTTTTTTGTCTCTCTTTTTACCTGTTATAAAATTTTTGGCAGCACCTCTTGCCATACCACTACCTAATCCTTTTGCTGCTGCCCCTAATAATGGTAATAAAGGTAGTGCCATATCAATCTATTATTATACCTAAAACTTTGATTTTTTCCTGAGATATCATTGCATTTGCATTGATAGCAGGAAGTTCATTACCAGAGGAAGTTAAAGTGGCTGCCGGATTTGGTGATGTGTCACTATTCATAGATTGATTGTCTTGCGAAGCAGGAGCACCATACATATTTTTCAAAAACTCTAGAGTCGTCGTAGTTGGAGCTAGATCATCACTTGTTCCAGTCATTCCCATACCCTCTTGGAACATTCTTATCCCAGAACCAAACTTTGCAGTTGGTTTAGTGTCTACAGCACCACTACGATCAGTGCCAAGTTCATCACTTGTTTGCCCAGCACTAGTAGAAAACTCTGCACTATCTCCTTCGGTTGGAATGTAACTTTGTCCTGTTTCAGCAGATGTAAAGAACGTAGTAGGATTTACTAATTTTGAACCTCTGTAAAGTTCAAAATGTAAGTGAGTTTGGTTATAACGCGGGGCCCTGCCTAATGGTTTCAAAACTCCAATCTGCTCACCTGCTTTCACTTCATCTCCTGGTTGTTTTCTAGGTAACATATGAACATACCTTGTCTGCATGTCACCATGATCGATCATTAATCCTGCAGTGTAACTAGAGGTATCATATCTTTCTCCTAAAACTTTTCCTGCCTTTGCTGCATATATTGGTCTTTTTGGATCCTTCTTATATGGTGAATCTTCGGTAACATCAATTCCAACATGTCCACCATAACGTCTTGAATCACCAAACTTTTGTCCAGACTGACCCTTATAACTTCCTTCTGGGAAAGGATCAACTACTTTATTCTTATCCGTTTGTATTGAAGTTGATCGTGGTTTTCCACCCTCTTGTGGATTTTCATCCAGAGATCTTGTTCTTCGTTGACTTCTACCTATCCCCTGACCCATTGCAGAACTTCTATTAATTAATCCTCCTCCGGATGCATATGTAACATCATTTATTCTTTTTGGTAAATTAGTTCCACCACTCATAGCATTCATTGACTCTAAGGTGTCAGTTCCATAGTTTTGAACTGCTCCGCGAGACATAACAAATTCACCTGGTGTAAGCATAGCAGGTACGGTATCTTTGTTAGGACCGCTTCCAGGGACAAGTCCTCCTAAATTATACTGATCAAACCCTAACATTTCTCCACTGATGGGAGCACTTGTCATCCCACCGAATTCTCTAATCTCATCTGCCTGAGACTTATCTGGATCCTCTGGATCTTTAATAACAGCAGTTCCAGGTTGGTTTGCTGTGATTGCCCCAATGGCAGTTGCAGCAACAACAGCAACCGCAGCAGTTGCTAATGGATTTCCCAATAGTAAAGTTTTTAATCCACCTAACATCTTTGGAATTAAACCAAGCAACTTCGGAATAAATCCAAGAACACTTGCTATTAAACCACCAATAAATCCTGCTAATCCTAACTTAAATGCTACAAATGCTGCTAACAATGCAGGCCAAGTTGCCACAAAGAAATCTTTAATAGCTTCAATTTTTTCTTGGTTTTCTTTTTTTCCAAGAAAGTCAATAATTTTGACTAGCAATCTACCAATCAAAATATTTTTTATGAAATCAAATATACTTTCAAAAAATCCTTTGACTGGTTTTACAAGTTTTTCAGCAGTCCCCATAAATTTTTTTAATGGAGATTTTTCTAATTCATCTTCTGCTCCTCTTCGTCTTTGAGTTTCTTTATCCCTTCTATCTTTCTCGGATTGTATCTTAGAGAGTCTATTCTGTTTATTCAGTGTTTCTAGAATAGAATTTACCCCTGCCAGAATATCTTGAAAAATATTTGCTTCTTGTTTTTTTTCTTCTTGTGCAACATCTTCTTCAGGAGATTTCAGTCGATCTGGTTTTATGAGAGCACCAGGTTTCATAGATCCAGGTAACATTCTTTGACCTGGAATTGGTTGCCGTTGCCCCTCAGGTTTCTTTTTATCAAAGAAAGCATCTGGTTTTATTGTTGTCTTTCTTGCTTTAAATTTTGAGTCTGCTGCCTTTCTAGACTTTCTTACTTTTATTACTTCTTCCCTAAGGGCAGCACTTCGCTCATCACCACCACCTGTTGTAAATTCAATTGTTGCGATTGCCTCTTTTAAGGCACTAAGATAATCCTCTTCCTCCGACAAGTTGTCGAGGTCAATACCCAATTCAAGAAGGATATCAATAGGATCAGAAGTCTTAGCCGCCATGCTTTCGCTGCTCTTGTTTTTCTTTTTCTTCCTGTAAGTGTTGTTTTAGGAGGGTAACATAAATGTCTCTCTCCCACGGCATCATGTTTTCAATTTCAGTTAATGAATATTTATGATACTGTATTAAGGCAAAATTGAGACGGAAATAGTTCTCAAGATCCATGTGGATCATGCCTAGGCGAAAAAAGATGCCAATCCCTCAAGAACAACTGTATTTTCTTTTTTAGTTTTTGGATTCTCAAATGTCAAACTGTGCGTAAGTTTTGGCATAGTGGAAAAGAAAGATTCAATAGACTGGAATTGATTGGAATTCATCTGCTCCAAGAAATCTTTAATCTCTTTCTTTGTGCAATCAGAAGCTGCCCACACTTCCTCTTCATTGTAAATCTTATCAACACAAGTGGCAATCAAATCAAATGATTGTTCAAGTTGATTTTTTTCTTCAAAATCAAAATTATTTGAAATAAACTGATCCAATGATGGGTACTTCATTTCCATCATCAAAGTATCATCAATTTTAATCTGTCTTGTGTGCTCATCATTTTTTATAACTTTAATATCATCAAGAGCAATTGTAACTTGAACTTCAGTTTCTCCATCATCCGGAGCAATTAAATTTACCTCAACTTCCTCTCCGACCGACTTACCACGGATATTGAGAAAAAGATATTCAATATCAAAAGTAGGTAGAGATTCTACCTTAATTCCTTTTGTTTGAATACAATTTTTAAGAACAGTTTTAATGGCAGTAGTAATTTGCTTATTATCCTCGCTCTCCATTGCTAATACAAGAAGTTTCTCTTCTTTTACTAGGAACGGTCTATATTGAATTGTTTTTCCTGTTGATGGCAATTCAAGATCATATTTGGGGGTTGCAATCTTTGGTAAAGGCATAATATCCTAATACAATTCAGTGTACTTTATTTATCAAGTAAAATTAGATAATATTCCTAGAAGATCTGATGCTCCAACACCAAATTGGATTCCTGTTTGCGGTTTATCACCAGATGGACTGATAAGTTGAGTGATATGATATCTAAGATATGACATTGATACTGTGCATTTCAAAAGATTTGATGACTCATAGGATACGGGCATTGAATTAATTGCAATCGGATATGCCTTTACAAAATTATAAGTTAGAGTTGATGGATTAGAGGTTTTAGATGCTCCAAAATCTCTTTCAAATTTAGTAATAGTCACTCCAGTACAACGATATCCCTCTGTGCCATCGGGGTATCTCATTCTGTAGTGATAATTAGGGGAAGATATGTTTAAATCTCCTGTTGTGGCACGTTGAGTGTCTGCCTCATTATCCTCATCTGAGATATATCTAATCCATTTTTCAAAAAATCTAATCGGAAGATACTTGTTAGCATCAACATAAAAAGTGAAATCAATTCTATCATCATACATTCTTCTATGAGCAAGTCTTTCAGTAACTCCAGTATGATCGTTTCTAATTTCAAATGTTGCCAAAGTGGACCCCGGAAGCGATGCATCAGAACAACTAAGATTTAAGATTTCATCATTGTTGGTTCCTACGATACTTGCAACTGACACCGGAAGTGCATTAATAGGGATTTTTACCTCAAAATGAGAAGTTAATGACGGTCTTAACAATTTTGATTTTAAACTTTTTATGAGGTGTGTGCTAGGCATTTATAAATAGTTTTTATCTTATATATTATGTATGGCAGAAAGTATCAAGAGTAAATACAGGCCATCATATCCTAGCAAATATAAAGGTGATCCTACTAATATTATATGTCGAAGTAGTTGGGAGCGCAAGTTCTGTAGGTGGTGTGATCTAAATGAAAATATTTTGCAGTGGGGCAGTGAAGAATTTCATATTCCATATGTTTCACCATTAGATAGAAGACTTCACAAATACTATCCAGATTTTATCATAAAAGTGAAGGAGAGTAACGGTGAAATAAAGACTTATGTAGTTGAGGTAAAACCAAAAAAACAAACTAAACCTCCAGCAAGACGGCAAAGAGTAACTAAATCATATGTCTATGAATGTAAAACTTGGGAGGTCAATAAAGCAAAATGGAAAGCAGCAGTAGAATTTTGTGAAGATAGAAGAATAGAATTTAAAATTATCACAGAAGACGAACTCGGTATCAAATGAACCGCATAGAACCTGTTATCGCTGATATTAAATCCGAGAAAGATCTTGGAGAAAGAATGGAACTAATAATGTATGCATTAAATGATACTGTAACACCAATACCAGAGGTAGGAAATATTTGCACCTTCAAATATTTTGCAAAAACTCCTAATATTGAATATGATCAACATCCACTTGTTGCAGTACTTGGATTATTTAATTGGGGGTTTAGTGGACTTAACTTTCATCATAGAGATTATAGACAATATACTTGGGAAGAATTAGGAACTCAAGTTTATATTGTGCAAAGAGAGGAACTTGATGACTTGATGGCATTAAATTATGAAAAATTAGTGCTAAATAAATAAAAAGTTTGCAGAATGGCAACGGATACCATCGTAGTAGTAGAAAGTGATATTTCTGTTACTAATGTAGTAAAGACAAAAGATACTAAGAGAGGCACAAGATCAGATGGCACGACCTCTTTATATACATCTACAAAGATAACAAAATCTTTTGATAATAAGGGTTTGCCAAGTTATAAAATAGAAATTATAAAGTATGATGGACCAGCTGGTGGTAACCCTACTGTAATTGGCACAAGAGATCCCTCAAACCCAAATAAAATTACTTTTAATGATGAAGCAAAAACAATTGATAAAGCAGGTGCTGATAAATTAGTTGAGACATCAAAAACTCAGATGAACTCAACAGTAGTAAGAACATTAACTGTTACTAATTCTCAAGAACGGGAACAACATCGTGCATCTAATGGAAATCAAAATGATGCAGAAAATGATAATGATGAAAGTGCTGCATTTGGATCAGGATTAGCTGGACTGCAAAATCTTCAACCAGAAGATTCCATTAGGGGAACCAGAGATAGTTTTGATCAAAATATTAGATATCCAGAGGACATTGGTACACTGACAATGGATGTCATAAAATTTGATATGATGAAATATGTCCCATCACAATTCGCTACAAACAGCGATGGACAAAGCATTGGTTTTGTATCACCTGGTAGAAATAATAACGATAGAAGTATAGGTTCAGTTATTCTTCCAATACCCGGAGGAATATCTGATCAAAATCAATGTGATTGGGGAAGTGCTAGCATGACTGCACTTGATATCGCAAAGGCAGATATTGCAATGACAGCTATATTTGCAGATCTAATAGAGGGCGCTAAAAAAGCAGGAGATTACAAAGAGTTTATATTACAAAATCCTGATGGT